CGAAACAACATATTCTTCTTTGATTGGCAAGTTTGTCAATGATGCCAAGCGTCAAATTGAAGATACATACACTTGGAATGTCTTAAACCAGACAGTAACAGTTACCACTGCTGGTGGCACAAGTTCTTATTCTTTAACTGGTACTGGTCAGAAGTTTCGTATTGCTGAAGCTCTTAATACTACAAACTATATTGTTTTGAGCAACATTGCAGTTTCAGACATGAACCGCAAGTTGAACTTTGGCACGCCAGTTCAAGGCGTTCCTACTGAATATTGCTTTAATGGCTCAGATGGCAATGGTGATACAAAGGTAGATTTGTATCCTGTTCCTAATGGTGTTTACACATTGAAGTTTGATGTAACCATCCCACAAGCTAATCTGACTGCTGATGGCACTTCAGTCAAGGTTTTAGACTATTTGGTTGCTCAAAGTGCATATGCTCGTGCTTTGATAGAGCGTGGTGAAGATGGTGGAACAAACTCTAATGAGGCTTATGCTTTGTTTAGAGGGATGCTCTCTGACGCTATTGCGATGGAGTCCACTCGTTATCCTGAAGACAACTTTGTGGCAATCTAATGGCATCAGCACTTCAAAGTTATAGTCTCTCAGCACCAGGCTTTTACGGCCTGAATACTGAAGATTCGCCCCTTGATTTGGGGTCTGGCTTTGCCTTGGTTGCAACTAACTGCATCTTGGATCAGTATGGTCGTATTGGTGCTAGAAAAGGTTGGTCAAGGGTTAACTCTTCCTCTGGCGCTTTGGGTGCTAACGATGTTGGTGTGATCCATGAGTTAGTCCAAAACGATGGAACTTTGACTGTTCTGTTTGCTGGCAACAACAAGATATTTAAACTTGGTACTGCTAATGCGGTGACTGAGTTGACCTATGGTGGTGGTGGTTCTGCTCCTACTATCTCAGCAAGTAACTGGCAATGTGCATCCTTGAATGGCATTGCATACTTCTTCCAAACTGGTCACGATCCTTTGATTTATGACCCTGCCGTAAGTACAACTACTTATCGCAGAGTGTCTGAGAAGTCAGGTTATGTAGCTACAGTTCCCCAAGCCAACATTGCTATTTCAGCATTTGGTCGCTTATGGGTAGCTAATACATCTACAGACAAAGTAACTGTTACCTTCTCTGATCTGATTGCAGGTCATGTATGGGGTGGTGGCACTTCAGGCTCATTGGATGTCTCTCGTGTGTGGCCTAATGGTGCAGATGAAGTCATGGGCTTGGCAGCTCACAATGATTTCTTGTTTATCTTTGGTAAGAAGCAGATTCTTGTTTACTCTGGTGCTTCTACACCCGCATCTCTTGTTCTGAGCGACACAGTAGGCTCTATTGGATGTATCGCTAGAGATACCATACAAAGTATTGGTACTGATGTTGTTTTCTTGTCAGACTCAGGTGTTCGTTCATTGATGAGTACAATTCAAGAGAAGTCTGCGCCCCTGAGAGACCTTTCTAAGAATGTTCGTTTTGATTTGGAATCTTCCTTGGCGGGAGAAACACTAGCAAATGTTAAATCTGTTTATTCAGAAAAGAACGCTTTTTATCTGCTTGTTCTACCCGCTACTTTGCAAGTCTACTGTTTTGATACAAAGCAAAGTCTCCAAGATGGTGCTTCCCGTGTAACCAAGTGGGACAATATTTCACCAACCGCACTAAGATCATTGCGTAATGGTGATTTATACATTGGCAAGAATGGCTACATTGGTAAGTATGGTGGGTATCTTGATGATGCTACTACTTACCGATTCTCGTATTACACTAATAATGCTGACTTAGGCAATGCTAATCAGATTTCTATTCTGAAGTCTATTACTGCCGTGGTGATTGGTGGTTCTAACCAGTTCCTCACAATCAAGTGGGCTTTTGATTACTCAGGTGCTTATCAGTCTGAGAACGTCTTTATTCCACCTCAAGGCTATTTTGAGTATGGGGTTGGCGAGTATGCAATTGCAGACTACTCAAGTGGTATACCAATTAAAGCATTAACAAGTAATGCGTCTAGTGCGGGTAAAATCGTACAAACTGGTTACGAAGCCACTATCAATGGCACTCAGTTGTCAATTCAGAAAATTGAACTTCAAGCCAAAGAAGGCAAGATAGGATAAACCATGTCTAATTATTCAAAATCCACTAACTTTGCGTCTAAAGATAATCTCTCGCCTGGCAATCCTCTAAAGATTGTTAAAGGTACTGAGATTGATACAGAGTTCAATAACATTGCTACTGCTATAGCAACAAAGACAGATAACTCCTCTGCCACAATTACTGGCGGTACGATAAATGGTGCGGTTATCGGTGGAACTACTGCCGCAGCAGGAACATTTACTAACCTTACTGTTAGCACTGCCGCTACGATTGCTTCTGCCGCTATTAGTGCAGGAACAATCAATGGTGCGGTAATTGGTGGTTCATCTCCACTTGCTATTACTGGCACAAACATCACTGCAAATACAGGCTTTAGTGGCCCATTGACAGGTGCAGTGACAGGTAACGTAACGGGTAATTTGACAGGAAATGTCACGGGTAACGTCACAGGTAACGTAACTGGCAACCTGACAGGCAATGTTACTGCTGCTTCTGGCACTTCTACATTCAACAATGTGACCATCTCTGGCGCATTGGACATGGATAGCAGTACATCGGCAACCATTACTGGTTTGGCAAGCCCTACAAACGATTCTGATGCGGCTACCAAGGGTTATGTGGATGCACTAGCCCAAGGTATTGATGCCAAAGCCTCTGTTGTTGCGGCTACTACTGCAAACATCACTTTGTCTGGCGCACAAACCATTGATGGCATCTCGATTGTTGCGGGTGATCGGGTCTTGGTTAAAGACCAATCTACTGCTTCTAACAATGGTATTTACTTGTGTGCAACAGGTTCTTGGACACGCACAACCGATGCTGACACTTATGCTGAGTTGGTAGCGGCTTTTACCTTTGTTGAAAAAGGCACAACTAACGCTGACTCTGGCTTTATCTGCACGATTGATGCGGGTGGAACATTGGGAAGCACATCTATCACATGGGCGCAGTTCTCAGGTGCGGGTCAGATTACTGCGGGTGATGGTCTTACAAAGACAGGTAACACTCTCAATGTAGGAACTGCATCTTCTGGTCGTATTGTTGTCAATGGAGACAACATTGATTTGGCTTCTTCTGGTGTAACGCCAGGCACTTACCAATCTGTTACTTTTGATGCTTATGGTCGGGCAACGGCAGGAACAAATCCTACGACTATTGCTGGCTATAACATCACAAATGCTTATACCAAAACTGAAATAGATTCGATATTTGGTTCGACTACTGCTGCGGCTACTTCTGCATCTAATGCGGCTACTTCTGCTTCAAATGCCTCAACAAGCGCATCTAATGCTTCTACAAGTGCAAGCAATGCGGCAACAAGTGAAACCAATGCGGCAGCGTCCTACGATGCTTTTGATGACAGATATTTAGGTTCTAAATCTTCTGCTCCTTCTGTAGACAATGATGGGAATGCTCTCCTAACGGGTGCTTTGTACTGGAATACAACAGTAAGCACTTTGTATGTGTGGACAGGATCGGCTTGGTCACAGGCTGCTTTTACGGCTAGTGGCTTTGCTACTTTGACAGGCACAGAAACCCTGACAAACAAGACTCTTACTTCACCAGTATTGACGACACCAAATATCACTACTGGATTATTGGTGGCTAGTTCAGCAGGTACAGCAGGTCAAGCACTTCTTTCTGGTGGTTCTGGTGCAGCTCCTACTTGGGGAACTGCGGGTGTTTCAACAGGTAAATCCATTGCGTTGGCAATGCTCTTTGGTTTTTAAGGAAATATTATGGCAAATCCTAATATCGTCAACGTCACAAGCATTATCGGTAATACCTTATCGGTTGCCGTTGGTACAAGTGCAACGCAACTAGCATCAAACGCTGCATCAAGCAATAAGGTCTTCAAGATTAACTCAATCTTGATTGCCAACATTGATGGCACATCTGCGGCTGATGTAACAGTCAATATCTACTCTGCGGCAGCTTTGGGTGGAACGGCTACTGCCATTGCCTCAACCATCTCTGTACCCGCAGATGCTTCATTGATTGTGACTGACAAAACTACAGCATTTTATTTGCTAGAGAACCAATCAATTGGTGCGCTTGCTAGTGCGGCTGGTGACTTGGTTGCTACGATTAGCTTTGAAGAAATCACATAAGGACTCACAATGTCCATGCGTTACAAAGGCGGTGTAATTTCCGCTACTGCCCCAACAACTTCTACTAGTGCTGCTAGTGGGGTATGGACACTTCCACAACAATTACAAGCATTGGCGGCTGGAAATTGGACAGGGATACCGCCTGTTATTGGTCAAGCATATCAAGGTGGATTCTTTGCGGGTCAAATTGGTGTGGGCGGTGTGGCTACTCACAACCTTGTTGTTGGCCCCGTAGCCTCTGCTCAAAGCACACTGGTATATAAAAACGCAAACACCGCAACTGCTGGTGCAGATAGCGTCATTGACGGCCCACAGAACACAGCAGATATTGTGGCTGATGGCAGTTCTACTGTTTACCCTGCTGCTCACTTTTGCAATGATTTAGTTATTGGCGGGTTTAGCGACTGGTACTTACCAGCAAAAAATGAATTGGAAGTCTGTTATTACAATTTAAAGCCTACTACAACATCTAATGAAACAACATATTCAGGTATAAATGCTAACGCTGTACCTGCAAGGGCAAGTAATTACACTTCTGGAGACCCTGCTCAAACCACATCTACAAATTTTAAAGATACAGGTGCAGAAGACTTTGCAGTAGTTAATTATTGGTCAAGTTCTGAATATTCTGCGTCTAGGGCATGGGCGCAGTATTTTGGTAATGGCAGTCAAGAGTACAACAGCAAAAACAATTCTTACCGAGTTCGTGCCATCCGCAGAGTTGCAGTTTAAGGAATAACCATGAGCCAAAAATATCCAGGCGGGTTTATTACTAAAAGCCCTGTAGCACCAACAAGTTCTGCGGCTAGTGGGATGTGGACTATTGACCAAGCTATGCAATTAAAAAAGGCTGGAACGTGGCCTAGACCTCTTGCTGTTGGTGATGCTTATCAAGGTGGATTCTTTGCTGGGCAAATCTCAACGGCAGGCAATGGCATTGCAGATTACAACCTTGTTGTTGCTCCAGTTTCTTCTGGACAAGACTCAAATATAAAATGGAAAACTGCAAATACTGGCGGTGACCCAACTTCTGTAATAGATGGCCCAACCAACAGTTCAACCATGAATAGTGCTACATACCCTGCAGCTGAATTCTGTGAAAGTCGCACGATTGGTGGTTTTAGTGATTGGTATATGCCAGCCAAGAATGAACTTGAGGTGTGCTACTACAACTTAAAGCCCAGTACAACTTCAAACAACACGGCTAGTGGAACAAATACCAACGCTGTTCCAAGCAGGGGTAGTAACTACACTAGCGGTAATCCAGCGCAATCTTCTGCAACTGACTTTAAAGACTCAGGCGCAGAAGATTTTGCTTCTGCATTTCCTGGCTATTGGAGTAGTACACAAGACTCTGTTTACGCTAATTATGGTACAGCGCAAATCTTTACTAACGGAAATCAGTACGGCACTATAAAGACCACTTACAACAGAGTTCGTGCCATCCGTAGAGTTGCAATTTAATTAGGAGAAACCACAATGTACATTTGCATCACCGAAGTAGACGCAGTAACTAAAATAGTCTGCACAGCCGAGCCACAGCGCACAGGCCCATCAATGCCAGCCATTAAAGGGTGGACTCATATTTGGCATGACAGTTCTACATGGCCTGTACCAAC